TTATTCCAGCAAACTCAGCAGTAGGAGGCGGTTTTGATGTAGCTAACTCATGTAGGTTTGATCCGGGTGCAAAAATAACACATACATTTGGTTCAACTACTAATAGAAGAACATTCACTTTAAGTACGTGGATAAAAAAATGCAGTACAACTACTGAACAAAACTTTATTTTTGGTGGAGATAATTCTGGATCAAATCCTTATTTTGATTTTAGATTTAATAGCAATCAAACTATAAATTGGTATTGCTCTAATGGTGGTGGTAATGCAGAATTTAACTTAATAACAAATAGAGTATTTAGAGATCCTTCAGCTTGGTATCATATTGTTTTAGCAGTAGACACTACACAAGGCACATATTTTAATAGAATTAAATTATATGTAAATGGTGTTCAAGAAACTTCATTTTCTACAACAAATTACCCAAGTACAAACTTTGATACACCTTTTAATTTTGTTAATTATGAAGCTCAATATGGAGGTTTAAGAACTGGTACTCCTAATTACAATGGCTATACGTCTGAAGTAGTTTTAATTGATGGACAACAATTAGACCCAACATCATTTGGAGAATTTGACGAAGATAGTGGAATATGGAAACCAATAGATGTATCTGGTTTAACTTTTGGCGACAATGGATATTATTTAGATTTTGAAGATAGTTCAGATTTAGGACAAGACGTATCTGGTAATAACAATGATTTTTCTCTTACGAACATAGCAGCAATAGACCAATCTACTGATACCTGTACAAACAATAGTGCAATAATGAATATTTTACATGAACCTTTTGATGGTACTTATTCAGAAGGTAATCTTAAACTAACAACAGCAAGTAGTCAGTACTCACCTACTAATTCTTCGATAGCATTAACAAAAGGTAAATGGTATGCAGAAGTTAAATATGTTTCAAAATCTGGTTCAGACAACTATGCTTTATTTGGAGTTTCAAGTTCACAAACAACCAGCACATCAAGTTTCCTAGGTAAACTAGCAAATGATTATGGTTATTATTCTCAAAGTGGTAGCTATTATACAAACAATGGTGCTGTTACTTATGGAAATAGTTACGATGCAGGAGATATTATAGGGATTTATTTAGACCTTGATAACAATAAATTATATTTTGGAAAAAATGGAACAGTTCAAAACAGCGGAACCGGTATATCTATAACAGATCCAGCTTCAACAGATCAAAAGCATTATTTTTTTTCTATTGGAGATTATGGCAGTAATACATATAATTTTCAAGTAAATTTTGGTTCTCCAACATTTTCAATATCGTCAGGAAACTCAGATGCTAATGGTTATGGTAATTTTGAATATGATCCTAGCTCTGGAACATTTGATGGAGCATCAAAAAATTTTTATGCACTTAACACAAAAAACCTAGCGGAGTACGGATAATGGCTTATACAACTATAGACAAACCATCAGATTATTTTAACACAGTTCTTTATACTGGAACTGGTGCTGACAACAGAGCAGTGACAGGAGTTGGTTTTCAACCAGATTGGTTGTGGATCAAAGATAGATCAAGTTCTTTTTCTCATGCTTTATTTGACGTTGTAAGAGGTTCATCTAAAATGTTAGTTACACAAGGTACTGAGGCAGAACAAACAAATCCTGGTTCTGGTGGAATAACTAGCTTTGACACTAATGGATTTACAACAGATGCTGGTAGTGGTGGAAATCCTTATAGAAATACAAATCAAAATAATGACGCATATGTATCTTGGAACTGGAAAGCTGGAACATCATTTACCAATAATGCTGGTGCAAATGGTGCAAATTTAGCAACAACTGCTGGAAGTGTAAATACAGATGCTGGTTTTTCAATATTAAAATGGAATAGTAGCGGTATGGCTACAGAAGGTTTATTAGCACATGGATTAGGTGTAGTGCCTAATGTTGTTATAATTAAATCTTTATCTGCAACAGATAGTTGGTACACATATCATGTAGCAACAGGAAATGCTAAATATTTGCGATTAAATGAAAGTGGTGGTGCAGTATCAAATTCTACTTGGTTAAGAAGCAAAACTCCAACATCTACTTTAATAAGTCTTGGTAATGGTTTTTGGGGAAGTTCAAGCATTGACTATATTGCTTACTGCTTTGCAGAAAAACAAGGCTACTCAAAATTTGGCTCCTATGTCGGAAACGGTAGTACCGACGGTCCATTTATTAACTTAGGATTTAAGCCGGCTTATTTTATGTTGAAAGGTGTGTCTTCAGAATCATGGAATATAACTGATGATAAAAGAAACGTATCTAATCCAAGTGGATATTTTTTATACGCAAATACAACTGCAGCAGAATATCAAGCATTTACATATAGTGAAATGGATTTTTTAAGTAATGGTGTAAAGTTAAGAAAAAGCCATGAACAAATGAATACATCAGGTTCAGAATACGTCTACATGGCTTTTGCTTCTAATCCGTTTGTGACATCAACTGGAATACCAGGGATGGCTGAATAACAAGATCTTGATCTAAGCTTAAATCTGATATAAACCATAATAAACAGGTTTTTATATGTTACAAAAATTAGGATTTCTACCAGGATTCAACAAACAAGTTACAGATACCGGGGCCGAAAGCCAATGGGTTGAAGGAGAGAACGTACGTTTTAGATATGGTACACCGGAGAAGATAGGTGGCTGGAAACAATTAGGTGATTCTAATCTTACTGGTGCCGCTAGAGGTTTACATCATTTTGTAAGTACAGCTTCTATTAAGTATGCAGCTATAGGCACTTCAAAAATATTATACGTTTATTCAGGTGGAGTTTATTACGATATTCATCCTCTAGTTAATCCATCAGGAACAGCACTTACAAGTGCATTTAGTACAACCAATGGATCACCAGTTGTTACAATAACATTTCCAGCACCTCACGCTTTTCAAGTTGGAGACATTGTTTTATTTAGTGATTTTTCTGCTATTACAGGTTCTAATTATAGTGCTGCAGATTTTGATGGTAAAAAATATATGATAACTTCTGTACCTAGTACAACAACAGTTACCATTACCATGACTACTAATGAAACCGGAAGTGGTGCTACTACTTCTGGTGGTATAAAATATTATCAATATTATAGAGTAGGACCAGCAGAACAGGTAGGAGCTTTTGGGTGGGGTATATCTCTATATGGCGGTACTGTTTTAGGAGCTATCACTACTACTTTAAATGGAGCAATTAGTGCAACAACAGGTGGTAACAATAGTTCAAGCACAGAAATTACATTAGCTAGTACATCAGGTTTTCCTTCAACAGGTACAAACCATGTTAAAATAGGGACAGAAGAAATATCATATACAGGTGTGTCAGGTAGTAAATTAACAGGCATAGGAAGAGGAGCCCGAGGAACCACAGCCACTACTCATTCAAGTGGTGCAACGGTAACTGATACATCTTCTTTTACTGGATGGGGTTCGCCTGCATCTGCTACAGATTCAATAACAGATCCAGGTCTATGGTCCTTGGACAATTTAGGAACAACTCTTATTGCATTAATCCATAACGGTGAATGTTTTAAATGGGACGGCGATGCAACTAACCCAACAAGTGTTAGAGCAGTTATTATTCCAAATGCACCAACAGCATCTCGTGATATGTTAGTATCAACTCCTGATAGACACTTAGTATTTTTTGGTACAGAAAAAACAATAGGCACTAAGTCAACACAAGATGATATGTTTATAAGATTTTCATCTCAAGAAAATATAGAAGATTACACACCAACAGCAATTAATAGTGCTGGTACACAGAGACTGGCCGCCGGCTCACGGATCATGGGTGCTACACTTGGTAGAAATGCAATATACATTTGGAGTGATACTTCTATGTTTACTATGAGATTTGTTGGAACTCCTTTTACATTTGCTTTCGAGCAAGTTGGAACTAACTGTGGATTGATTGGTATGAATGCAGCTGTTGAAGTTGATGGTGCCGCTTACTGGATGTCTGAAAATGGTTTCTTTAGGTTTACTGGTAAACTAGAATCTATGGATTGCCTGGTCGAAGATTACGTTTATGATGATCTTAACACAACATCTAATCAATTAGTTTACTGTGGTATTAATAACTTGTTTGGTGAAATTACTTGGTTCTACCCAACTCTTACTTCTAACGTAAATACTAGATCAGTTACTTATAGTTATTTAGATTCAACAGCAAAAAGACCAATATGGTTTACAAACGATAGTCCATTATTTACAAGAAGTGCTTGGCAAGACTCTGCTGTTTTTGGTTTACCGCATGCAACTAAATACGATGCATCGGATTCAGTGTCTTTTGATGTTATAGGAAACACCGAAGGTATTTCAATATATTTTGAACACGAAACAGGAGTTAATCAACTAGAAGCAGGGACTCCGGCTGTAGCTATACCCGCTAGTATTACTTCTGGAGATTATGATATAACTCAAAAAATAATTAAAGGTGCTGCTAGTAACATGGCTGACCTTAGAGGAGATGGAGAATCTATAATGAGAATTAGTAGAATTGTTCCTGATTTTATTTCTCAACAAAATAACGTATTTGCACAATTAGATATTAGAGATTATCCTAATAATGTTGCAGCAAGTTCACCCTTAGGACCTTTTACTTTAACACCGAACACTACAAAAGTTGACACGAGAGCTAGAGGAAGAGCTATAGCTCTTACCATATCTAACACAGCTGTTGATACTAGTTGGAAGTTAGGAACTTTTAGGTTAGACATACAAGCTGGAGGAAGACGATAATGGCTAAGATAGTACAAACATTAACCAGAGCAAGTGAAGAATATGATCAAGACATATCTCAATCATTAGTTAGAGATTTAGATGCTGTTCTTGAGAAATTAAACACA